GTTCGGCTTTAAGCTCAAGCAACTGCCCGAGCGGGTGCAACTCAGGGACCAACGGACCGCGCGGCAGCTGGGGGTTATATCCGCTTTCAGTCGGTTCATTGATTGCGGGAAAGCGCAAGATCGTTAAGCGCGGGTCACCTTTATGCTGCGCGGCAATGCTGGCCGGCAAGTCGTCCTCGGCCCAGCTGGTCGCCATAATAATCTGCCCGGAGTTTGCAGACATGCGAGTCTTGCATGTTGACTGATACCAATTCCAATGGCTCGTTTTAGTTGTAGGACTCAAGGCCTCTTGGGCGTTCTTGATCGGGTCGTCGATGATAAAAATGTCGGCGCTCTTGCCCGTGAAGCCGCCCCCAATACCATCGCCAATATATCCGCCAGTGCCGCCCGGTGATGAAAATTCACCGTTACGATCCACTGTATATTTTTGCTTGACGTTCGGCGAGGGGAATAGCCGAAGGTGTTCGGGTGCAATTAGATTACGCCGAACGTCAAGCGACATCGAGTCTGCGAGTGTCGATGAATAACTTGCAGCAGCAATTCGCCAGTTAGGAAATCGACCGAGTAAAAATGGCGGGAGTTTACGACTGACAATCTCAGACTTACCATGCTGGGGAGGGGCCTGCAATATCAGGATTGGCCGGATACCCTTTTGCATATCCTCAATAAACTTGTCGAGAGCTTGGCAAACCATGCGTGAGAATTGCGACTCGACGTAACCCGGTGTCGTGAAGCTGATATACGCCCCGAGTTCCCTACGCGCAACTCGCCGTCGCAGCAACTCTGCTGCAGCCTCTTTTCTACTAATCACTGTCAGCTTTCAAAATCGCGGCGAGTTGCGCGTCGGTCATATCGTCAGCATTAATGTGCGCCAGACCGAGCGGGCCACCATTGGGGCCGCTAATTTCTTTGCGGTCAACCATCATGCCGAGGTAGCGGGCCAAATTGGTCACAGCCGCGTCCCTGTCTCGCATCGACACTTTGATGCCGTTGCGAGTTCGTTCAGCACCAGCGTAAAGCATTTTTGCGCCCCCTTTGACCTTTCTCGTATCCGACACATGGACTGTTTCAATTCCTAGGCCCCCACATTCCGGACAATCGGCGTGAGGTTCTGCTTTGGGATCATAGCCGAATCCGCCGATGCCATCGGGCGCCGGTTTCTCAGCATCCAGGGCGCGAGTTAGTGCAGACATGTATTCGGCCTGAGTCCACTGGTAGTTATGATCGTAACCATGGCAATGCCTACAGCAGACACGATGCACCCGCACTAACTCGCTGGGGTCAGCAGTCGCTATTTTTGCCCATTGGCTCACTACCCATTCTGGCGTAATTCCCGCCGCGACTGACAATTCCTCCATCCTTTCACTGATAGCGGACTGAATTTTAGTAAGTTTAAGTAGGTTATGTGCAGTCTGGCCGGCGCCGTTTTCGCTGTAGCCCGCCCGTATAGCGGACTGCGTAGCGTTTTCGTCGACACAATATTCGTTCACGAATCTGCGTTGTTTAGGGTTTAAGCTCATAGTGTCCTGATTCTAGCGCATGGCTGCCACAAATAGCAATGGTAATTTAAAGTAACCCCGTGAATTGTCCAACTAAAACAGGAAGTTGCCACAAATACCCTGAGTTTTAATTTACTTAAAATAACGGGGTGTGTAACATAAGTCATTGATTCTATTATACTATACTCTATAAACACCCCTTACCCCTTAATATATATTTACACATACTAAACGATCATACATAAATATATATACCTATATACATACATACATATCATTATATTAACGTTATATCGTTCGCCCTATACAGACTTTAGCGCGTGCAGGGTTTGAGGTAACCGTGTTAACTCGTTGATTCTATTCACACATCGCATGTGCATGCTGGGGTAATTGACAGCCCCGAGCGTTCATAGTATATTCATAAATAATAATTTTTAAAGGATCATAATATGAAAGAGCGAAATTTTACCGACAGCATCAGCGGTGACAATTCCACATTACCGTGGAGCCAAGCTAACGCACTGCTTCATGGTTATACTCGTTGGATGGATCGGGACGGATGCCCTCGCTGCAAATTAGAAGGTCGAGGGGCTGGCAAAAAGGCCCGCTACTTAAAGGACGACAGCTGCTCTTTTTGCTTGAGTATCGACGCCCATATATTATGGTCGACATGGGTACAGGGCGATCCTAGTCGCCCTGACGTATGGTCGACCGATCCCCAAACGTCAATTATCTTAGGGTTAGATTGGTATTACGGCAGCCCTAGTCACCCGATCATGTGTCCGCATGGCCCCCACCTTCGGAAAACTTCAATAATCACAGGCCGGTGCGTCGAGTGCGAAAAGGACGCCGTATATTTCAAGTCGTTGAAAAAAGGTCCGCGCGCAATTGCCAGGGCAGCGGGGGAGCGTTATTACACCCCAGCAGAGCCATGCCCTGCATGCGGCACAGCTGCGCAACGGCACGTTGTCACCAACGGGTGCACCGGGTGCCACAAGGCCGCATCTGAGCCTGCTGTCGATGCCAGACGCTCTCCGAGTCAGACATTCGCAAAGGAAAACCCCGACTTCATTCTGTCACGCGAATCGGCAGTCGATATGGGATTTACTCTATTTAGAACGGGCGAACGGTGCCGCCGAGGTCATGCTGGATGGCGCTATGTTTCGACGGGTAATTGTTTGGAATGCTTGAGGGGATAGAAATGCGTAAATTATGGAAGTGGATCAAATTCGGAAAAATTACAGCTCACACGAAAGCTGTTGACGGCGGCGTTGTGTCTGAGGTCGCATACATTGGCCGCTTCGGGTTGATTGTCGGGTATTGGGCGCACGGGAGTTTTGACCCGCAATTACCCTATCAAGGTGATTAAAGCGTTACATCAAATCCAGTCTGCTCGGTAAACAGGGCTTGCAATCTGTCAGCATACACGCCCGGAAACTCACCTTTATCCACGATGTTTACGCCTCTGATGGTGAAGAATTTCACGGTATAAAGATCATCGTCACCTAAAGTGATCAGTACCTTGTTTGCCTTGTTGACAGCGCCGGCACCGATTGAAAACTGCAAACCTTTGCCAGTGTTTACAAAGCACTTGGCGCCAGTCATTACGATAAACTTATTGCCGCCGAGTTGCTCTAAGATTGTATTCGCTATACTCATGATCCTGACTCCCTTTCGTTATTTGATGGTTTCATTATAGATAAGTTATTTATCTATGTCAAGGGAAATGGTACGCGACTATGGTTATTTGTTATTTCATAGGCTTTTGCGGCTTCGGCAGCCACTGTTATCGCCCGAGCTGGCGCGTCCCTATGTATAAACAGGCGCGGCTTACCACCATCCGGCAGCACCATGTTATTGACGCGACCCTCGATAAGTGCCGGATGGTAGCTATACCCGAGCCCTTCGAGCATTTCCTTGCGCTTACTGTGCGTGATGCGTCTGGCGAGCCCCAAACGCTCCAGCAGCCTGTCGAGCTGAATAGAGGATACGAAGCCGCCACAGAAGCCAGGCAGACCCTGCGCGATAGCTTCATGCAATTCCTGTTCGACTCCGCCCGTGCTGGCGCTGATAGCTGATGCGGTTGATGTGGTTGTAGGCGCACGCTGGCAACCGGTGGCCGGATTGTATTCATCCGGGATCGGAAAGGTATGCAGCAACTCCGACACAATCGCGTAACCGTCGGCGCGCAGCCAGTTGTACAGGGTAGGGAAATATTCACCGTCCATGCCGTCACGCTTCAAGTCGTCCGACTCTTGCTGTGCACTGAATAGCACACAGAACCGGCGGTCGCGGTTTGTCTTGCGCACAGCGTCCTTATGATTGCTGTTAAACATAAAGTTTCCGCAAATATCACTGCTAATTTGATCGACGCCTTTGCCTTCAATCTCCAAGCCGTCCCCGCCGGTAATCATCGGCTTGAGTTCCTCAATGACTTCGCGCTTATGGTCGCTGACGTATATATCCTCGACACCATAAAATAATTTTCCGACCATCCAGCTATTAAATTGTGCCGCCAGTTTTGACGCCTTCGGCCAGTGGGTATAACGGCGACCGACAGCCTCGGCCACGCAACGGGTGAACAGCGTTTTACCGTTACCCTCGACGCCCTGCAGCAACGGTGCCCATTGGAATTTGACGCCCTTGTGCTGTACGCATGCGGCCATGTAGCACAAGAATATATAACGGTCGCGCTCATCCGGCAGCACCTTCGCCAGG